GCAAGAACAGCCTGGAGGGAGAGGGAAAAGCTGAAAGCGGTTGCGGAAGCTCCGGTTCAGGAAGCGGATCAGGCGGGGGAAACTCCGTGGTACGTTGAGGAAGACATTGACTGGTACATTGAAAATCGAAAAGAAGACTGGTATAAGGCGATGGAGCTTGGAAATATTGTCAGGGAGTTCCTTGAGTATGACGAAAGGGGCAGGACTGAATTCGCTGAAACATTTGCACAGGAAAGACTTGGCAAAGGGAAAAGAACTCTATACAGATATACAAAAGCATATCAGGAAGCATCAGCATGGGCGGATAAAATGCACAAGCAGGATGGTGGTAATTATGATTTCTTCAAGGTGCTCTGCTTATGCCGGAAACCGAAAGAAGCGGGAACATTTCCAAGCTTCACTCCTGAAGTAAAGCAGGTAATAAAAAATATTTGGTTCAATAAGGAATTTGCCCAAAATCAGGGCACAAGAGAAATGCTTTATGAAAAACTTCAGGCAATAGCAAATATCAATCATTGGGAGAAAATACCATCCTATCAGTCTGTTGCTCGCTATATTAGTCATTTGATGAATGATGAAGGAATGAGAAATGCCTGGTATCTTGCAAGCCGGGGTGAGCGTGAATATAAAAACAAGGTCATGGTAAAGTGCGAACGAAATACCAAAGATCTCAAGGTCATGCAGGTGGTAATGGGAGATGAACATACATTTGACTGTTGGGTTGCATATACACATCCAAACGGAAAAGTGACAGCCATCAAGCCTCATCTGGTGGCATGGGTAGATATTAAAAGTAGAAGGATTATTGGAGATGTTATGTGTAAGGATGCCAATAGTGACATTTTAAAACAATCGCTCCTGAAGCTTCTATATAAAGATGCGGGAAGTGTTCCACAGTATATCTACATAGATAATGGTAAGGATTATACAGCCAGGAATATGACCGGTTATGCGAGAAATGACAGACAGAGAATGGAATTTGATGATACCACAAAGGGATTTTACAAATCGATTGGTATTGAAGATTATCACCGGGCGCTTCCATATTATGCATGGACAAAAGGACAGATTGAGAGATTTTTTGGAACTGTATGTAATAAGTTCACAAAATGGTTTTCAAGTTACACAGGAACACTCACAGGTTCAAAGACATTTGCAAAGGTTGATAAGGATATTAAAAGAATGTTGGAACGTGGGGAACTTCTCTCGATGGAAGAGTTTTTTGAAAAATGGACTCAATGGCTGCATGAAGTATATGAAGTCAAAGAGAATGGAGCACTTAAGAAGCAGGGAGAACAATTCAAGACACCGAAGAGCTGCTTCGAAAATTCTGAGAAATATTTCAAAGCATGTCCGCCGAAGAGCTATGCAACTATTCTGATGATGAAATCGGAGCGGAGATTTGTAAGAAATGTTGGTATCAAAATTGGAGATTTTACATACAGATCAGACGATTTATGCGACTACATCAACAGCTATGTGGATGTGAAATATGATCCGCATGATATGGCAACCATCTATGTATTTAGGGATGGAAAGCAGGTATGTGAAGCTTATTCACAGGAACTTATGGTATTTGCATCAGAGAACGGAGTGGAGCAAAAAGCTCTCAAGGAACATTTAGGAAGACAGAAGAGACAGCTTAAGAAAGATAAAGAGACCGTTCAGGAGGCAAATGTATCGTTTACAGAAATGAATGAACAGTATGTTGGGTTTAATGAGACCACAGGCGGAATTGAATTGATGATTAGTGGAAAATCTGATAGGCAGTCTGGAAAGGTCATTGCAATACCAACGGACAAGACTTACCAGAATGGATTCAGAGGAACATCCAGGAAGGATGAGCCTGAAGAGGAAAATGAGTACATCAATCGCAAGGCAGAGGAAGCTCTTAAAGCGTTAAGAGCATTGTAATTATCAATATTTTTGACAAAAAGGAAGGTTGGTTGAATTATGGAAGCTTTAGCACAGAATACTTATACAATGGAAAAAACGCTCCGCGAGCGTGTGATCGAAATTTTAAAAGAACTGAAAATGAATAAGGCAGAGCTTGCGCTTAGAATGAATTTCTCAAGATCAGCAGTGAGTCAGTATCTGAATGGAAAGTACAATTCTAATCCGGAAGCACTGGAAGAGAAACTCACAGAGTTTGTGAAAGAATATGAGGAACATGTCAAATCAGAAACAGAAGAGGTTAAGGCTATTGGCAGAACAGTGTCAGGGGTCAAACCAAAGATTGCATACTTTGAGTCAAAAGATTATATACAGACGATTGGTGTCTGTAAATCCTGTCAGGAGAATATGGCACTTGGAATCATTGTTGCAAAATCAGGATACGGAAAGACACATGCCCTGAAGAAATATGCAAAGATGCCACGGGTTGCCTATATCGAATGTGATGACACAATGGCTTGCCGGGATCTGGTCGAGGCTATTGAGATCCAGATTGGAATGCCAAAGGGATCTGGTGGAACAATATGGAGCCGTGTGAACCGGATCAGAGACTTCTTCAATGCAAATGAAGGATACCTTCTTATTATTGATGAAGCGGATAAACTTATCAATAAATACACACAGAAGAAGATGGAGATTATCAGAGGAATTTTCGACCAGTCAGACGTTGGTATTGTAATTGCCGGGGAGCCAAGACTGGAAGCAGAAATCAAAGGAAACCTTGCACGTTTTGCGAACCGCATGGATTTTTATTATAAGCTGAAAGGATTGTCACCGCAGGAAGTCAAGGATTATATGGAAGGCTATGATGTAGACGATGCTGCCATGATGGAATTTATCAGCAGAGCAACGAATGCACAGACGGGATGCTTCAGACTACTGGATAGAACATTGAACAACGTGATCCGTATTCTGAAAGAGAATGGGCAAACACAGATTACGATGAAGATTGTCAATCAGGCATCCAATATGATGATGTTGTAAAAGGTGGTGGACATATTGAAGAAACGGATAATTTTACTTGTTACTGTATCAGCCATCCTTATTCCATCTGCATCAACAGAGTGTGAGCAAGGAGAACTGGATGCAAGATATGAGTGTTGTGCTGAAACAGATGCATCCATAGAAGATATTGTGTTAATTGCTCCGGATACTGAGTATGAGCCGGAATCAATGCGGGTGGATGCAGAGGATACATGGATTGCCAAGGAATACCAGAAGTATTGTGAGACGATTGGACAACAGTATAATATCTGTCCGGAGCTTCTCATGGCAATGATAGAGCAGGAAAGTTCGGGCGAAGCTAAAGTGATAAATGAAGCGGGAGATACAGGACTCTTGCAGGTCAATGCAAAATGGCATCGTGACAGCATGGAAAAGCTCGGGGTTACTGATTTGACGGATGCTTATTCCAATATACTGGTGGCAACGGATTACCTTGCACAGTTGTTTGAAGAGGAAGGGGATGACCTTTACCTGGTACTGATGAAGTACAACATGAAACATGACAGGGCAGAAGAATTGTATAACAACGGTATCTATTCAGAATATGCGACCAAGATATCTCAGAGAACATGGGAACTGGAAGTGCTTCATGAGCAGAGAGGAGAGCAGCCATGAGAAGGCAGATTATTTTGGAGATTGAGGAAGAGGGAACAGAGAATATTGTTGCTGATATTATTGGAATGATGCGGGATAAGGTGGACATGAACTGCGAGTTTAGAATCAGTCAGAAAATTCTTCCGGAAAAAATTTCCGAGGAAAAAGAAATAAAGATTCCTGTATTTTTTCAGAACAGTTGTATGCGTCAGCAGGGGAAGGAAATGGGAAAAGCCATTTGCAAAGAGGAGAGAGGAGTGATGATTCATGGCTAGTCCAACAATCAAAATGTTGTGGGGACTTGCGAAGTCTCCGGAACTTTCAATGACGGATGAGGAATTGCATCTTTTAGTGTCTGCCCACACGGGAAAAGATAGTATCAGGGCACTGAATAAGAGGGAACTTGGAACAATGGTCAGTGTACTTCAGAATATGAAAGACTCTTCATCCAAGGGAACTAGAAACAGACAGAGGCGGTCAGGTAATGTTGCAACGGCAAATCAGCGGAAAAAGGTCTATAAGCTGACAGAGGAACTTGGGTGGAGCAAGAAGGCAAGGGTCAATGGACTTTGTAAGAAGATGTTTCAGGTGTCCAGTGTGGAATGGTTGAATTATCAGCAGTGTTCAAAATTGATTGAAGCATTGAAAAGTATGGTGGAAAGGGAAAAAGTGAAGAATGTTCAGGGAGAAAAAGGAGAGTAGACTTCTAATTGTTCTGAAAGGTGGGAAGGTTGAATTTCAGGCTACTAACATTGATATGGTAGAACTTGCCACCATGTGCGGAGCATTGGAGCAGCTTATGGGTGTGGAAGCAATACGCAGAGGAAAAAGCCTGGATGATGTGAAGGACAGTATGCTTGATATTCATTTTGCAGCTATGCGGACTTTATCTGAACAGATTATCAGGGAAGAGGAGGAGAATAGTGACAGCTAAGAAAAAAATGAACAAATCAGAGCGGAAAATTCGATCTGATGTGAAAAAGGATATGCAGAAAAAAGGTTTAGTTCCACCGGACAAGCCAAGGCTGAACAGGAAGAAGTATATCGAGGAAGCCAGGGAGGAATGGAACGGTAAGGATGTGGAATATTATGGGTGGGATATATGGTTGAACGCAGCCATCTCTTATATGCTCTTGCGTACGGATCAGCACCTGCGTGTTTCTTCTGAGGCGGTAGGGGTAGCGAAGACGCTGAAGCTTGCAATTCGACTCAAGGAGTTCCATGACAAGCTGGAAGCAGAGGAAAGGACTTCCTACACAATAAGTGAACAGTATGATTATATCAGGGACATCTTAGATGCCTAGAAAGGAGTATCAGCTTCATATGAGTATAGCGTATAAAAAAATAACGAGCCACGGCTCAATCAGCATTCCAGTAGCAATGAGAAGAGAAATTGGTCTTCAGGGCGGAGATCCTATGGAAGTATCACAATCTGGAGGGGATATTATTATCAGACCATATACGCCAAGATGTGTGTTCTGTGGAACCACGGAAGGAGTAAAGAAGTTTGAAGGCAAGGGAATTTGCCGAATGTGTGTAGAGAAAACTCTTGCAGTTATGAAAGGAGAAAATAACTAATGAGGATATATGCAGAAATGAATAA